TGGACGGGTTCCGGGGCACGATGCTGGCCAATATCGACAGCCTCGCACCTGACCGCGCTTTCATTTCCTCCCTGCTATGACCTACGCCACCTTCCGCGCAGCTGCTGAGCACGTCGCCCGCGCCGGCACCATCACCCCTCACCAGCTGGCCGCATGGGAGGCCGCATGGGAGGCCGCCAGCGATGAGCAGCGCCGGGAGTTCACCGAGTTGTGGCGGGCGCAGGGCAGCCCTGCAGCACCGGCACCGGATGCCGAGCTGGTGACGATGGCCCAGGCCGCGGCGGTGTTCACCAGATCGCCCAGCGCGTCGCAGCTGGCGGATCTCAACTCCTGCCTGCGGAGATTCGCGATCAACACCCCGGCGAGGATCCGGCACTTCCTGGCCCAGGTCGGCCACGAATCCGGCGGCCTGCGGTGGATGCTGGAGCTCGCCAGCGGCGACGCCTACGAAGGCCGGCAGGACCTGGGGAACACCCGCACCGGTGACGGTCGCCGGTTCAAGGGCGCCGGGGCGATTCAGCTCACGGGCCGCTACAACTACCAGCGCTTCGCCGACTACATCAAAGACCCAGGCGTGATGGACGGGGCGTCCTACGTGTCGATCCGGTATCCGTTCACCTCAGCCGGATTCTGGTGGCACCTGAACGCGATCAATGCGTTCGTGGATCAGGGCGCCAGCTGCCGGCAGGTTTCGGCAAAGGTCAACGGTCGCGACCCCGCCAACGGCTTGGCGGATCGGGAGGCCTACTTCGCCCGAGCAGTGGCGGCGATCTCGCAGGCGGGGCGGCCGGCGGTGCAGCTCCAGCAGCAGGCCACCGGCTACGGCAACCCGCTGCAGGTGCCTTGGTATGCGCAGATGGATTCAGCCGACCGCGCCCAAGCCGCCCGGATGTGTTTCAGCTCCAGCTGCGCCATGCTGCTGCAGTACCTTAAACCCGGCACCCTCAAGGGCGCCAATGGCGACGATCAGTACCTCAAGCGGGTCCAGCAGTACGGCGACACCACCGACCCGACCGCGCAGATTCGGGCGCTGTCGAGCTTCGGGATCCGGGCGAAGTTCACCAAGGTGGCCGGGTTCGCCGATCTGGAGCAGCAGATCAACCGCGGAGTGCCCGTGCCCTGCGGGTTCCTGCATCGTGGCCCGGTGTCGGCACCATCCGGCGGCGGTCACTGGCTGATTGTGGTGGGCTACGACCGAGACCATCTGATCGTTCACGATCCCTTCGGTGAAGCCGATCTAGTAAACGGCACCACCCTGGGCGGCGTGGCCCGGTTCGCCAGATACAGCCGGCGAAACTTCGGCCCGCGGTGGATGGTGGAAGGCGCGAATACGGGATGGGCAGTCATCGCTGAGCGCTGATGCCCTTCGATCACCAGATCGACCAGACCGAGCTCCAGCCCAAGAAAATCACCAAGGCCCGATTCAGGCGGCGAATCTTCGCCGAGTGGAACCACCAGTGCGCCTACTGCACCGACCCAGCCGACACGCTTGACCACGTGCTGCCGCGCTCTAGGGGCGGGCTGACTGTGGCGGAGAACCTGATACCGGCCTGCCGCCGCTGCAACGGGGCCAAGTCTTCGGCGGACTGGCGGGAGTGGTTCGCTGCCCAGGCCTGGCACTGCATCGAGCGGGAGAACAGGATTGATGGATGGCTAGGGGGTGGTCTGCACACTGAAGTATCCCCAGCCCTTGAGCCGTGACGATCACCGCCACCAGGCTCTCGCCTCAGCTGCTGGAGATACGGATTCCCTATGAGGTCACCACCGACACGGCGACCTTCCTGCTGGCCTCAGACATCCACCTAGACAACCCGAAGTGCGACCGGGCGCTGTTCGCCAGGCATCTCAATGAGATGCAGGATCGCAACGGCCACGCCCTGTTCTTCGGCGACGTGCTGTGCCTGATGCAGGGCAAAAAGGACCGTCGCGGCGGCAAGGGTGACATCAGACCGGAGCACTTAGGCGGCAATTACTTCGATCTGGTGTTTGAGGAATCAGCCGGGTGGCTGAAACCGTGGCAGCACAGGATCCTGATGATGGGCGACGGGAATCACGAAACGGCGATCGTCAACCACCAGGAGATCGACCCGCTGGAGAACGTGACCCGTCTGATGCGCACGGCCGGCGCACCGACTGAGCACATGGGCTATCAGGGGTTCGTGCGGTTCGTGTTCCACAATCGCGACGGCGGCCGGGTGCGGCGCTGCACGCTGTTCTTCCACCACGGCGCTTGGGGCGGGATTGTGACCAAGGGCACGATGGGCGGCGGCAGGTATGCGCAGGTGGCGCCGGATGCCGACCTGGTGATCAACGGCCACAACCATGAGCGCAGCATGGTGGCCCACCCTTGCTATCGGGTGGCGGAGAACGGCAAGGTCTGGATTGAGCAGCGCTGGCACCTGCAGACGGGAACCTACAAACAGGAGTTCTCCGGCACTGGCGGGTGGGCAGTGGAGCGGATCGTAATGCCGAAGTCGCTGGGCGGAATCTGGCTGACGCTGAGGCCCAGGAAGAAAGGCGGCGTCGAGATTACCGCTGCTCCCACTGCCTAAGGCGTCGGGATCCCCTTGGAGGCGCACATCATCTTCAGCAGCGCCACCGCTCGCTGGCCGCAGTAGCAGCGCACCTCAGTGCCCAGGCCAACCACCACCCAGCAGGCGCCGCCACGGGCGTCACGCTCCACGGTGATGTAGGGCGGGGGTTCGCACTGCTCAGACTGAGCCAACTGCTGCGCGGACATGCTCGGCCTCGATCTCACCCTCAGCCTGTCGAGCTGTTTCGAGATGGAACGCGACCGCCGCGCCGCCGCGCACATGAGCCGGGACCAGTTGGCGGAGCGCTGCGATGAGCTGATCCAGGCCTGGTACCAGCAGCAGCACCTGATCATTGAGCTGCAGCGCAAGGCGGCCAACCTGCAGGTGGAGCTGGCACTGAAGGGGGCGCCGCCACTGGGTGAGCCGACGGGTGAGCATCACCGGTGGGCGCGGGAGCTGGGGAGGCGGCTGCCGTGACGATGTGTGAACTGACCCGGTGATGGGTTGCCAGGGTGTGCCCCACGGGTTACAGTGAGGGGACCGAACCGGGAACGGTTCACCGCCACCCGCCAGCCATGACCGCCTTCACCCTTGAGCGCGCCGAAGCTCAGCAGCTGCCCGCCGCTCGCTGCACTTTCAGGCCATACACCTCCGAGTCCGGCAAAAAGTGGGTCGAAGTGACCATGCTTCACCTGACCAATATGGGATGGGGCGGCACCATGGGGCGCGGTGACGGCATCTACAACGTCAGGCAGGCCAGAGAGTTCTACTTCTCGCTTATGAGCAGAGGTTTTACCGCCGCCTGACCACCCCACGGCCCGCCGGAGCCTATCCGGCAGTCATTCCACTGCACACACCACTATGACCACCGCCATTCTGGCCGCCAACGCTCCCATCCAGTTTTCAACTGGCGCATGGGCTCGAATCAAAAAAGAAACCCGTGCTGAAATCATCTCACAGCGTTTCGGTATCTACAAGGTCAACATCAATGGTCGAGTCTTCTCGGTCGATTACAAGTTCGTAACTGTTGGCGGCGACTAATGCCCCGCCAACCCAGCCGCGACAAAACCGCCCGCCATCGCCTCCGCCTGGCGGGCGACCTCCCCGCTCTCCCCACCTGCCCCCAGTGCGGCCGCACCGTGATCAGCGACCGCACCGCGCCCCTGTGCTCCCGGTGCTGGAAGCAATCGCCAGCCGGTCGGGAGTGGAACCGGGAGAGGGTGGCGAGGCAGCGGAAATCACGCACACCATCGTCAGGAGTTCAGGCATGAGCAGCTACAAGCCAACATCACGCGGAGTCAGCCGCGAATCGCTGGGCGACTGGGCGCACAGAGACGTGCTCGCCCGTCACGCTCTGTATACCGGCATGACGGAAGCCGAGCTGATCCACGCACTGCTGGAGGATCGCCAGCGGCTAAAGGCGCGGCTAACGGAGGCGCTTTTCACCAGCCCGCCGCCAGTGGTCATCAGCGAGGCGGAGTTAAAGCGACACCAGGCGAGGAAGGGCGACCATCCAGCGGCGCCCATTGACGAGGTCGACTGCTTCGACTGCGGCCTGAGCCAGGAGGATGCCCGCGACGAGCTGCAGCGCATCGAGCGGTCGCTGTGACGATCTGTAAACCATCCGCCCTGGTGGTTGCCAGGGTGTGCCCCACGGGTTACAGTATGGGCATCGGAGGGAAACGCCTCCACCGCCACTCGCCAGCCATGACCACTCTGATCCCCGCCGCCAACTTCACCGCCCGCAAGCTGGCTGATTTCCGCGTTGATGTTCAGCCGGGCCAGTACATGCTCTGCAATGGCTGGGGTATCTGGGACGCCGCCGCAGGCGCATGGGTCGCCGGCCCACGCGATGCTGAGGGCGTGACGGTGCTGGCGCCTTGGGCTTTCAAGACTCGCAAAGTGGCTCAGCTGGCCGCACGTGATGGCCTCATCTTTAGCCCCGGATATCAAACCGTGGCCTGATCCCACCCCACCACCCACCCCGCCCGGCCCCAGCGCCGGGCTTTTCTGTAGCCTGACTCAGCAACACCCCCGCGCCCGCCGGGCCGACCCAGAGCGGGGGTCACTCTTTCTCAGGCGACGGCGGTGGCGTGAACCTGTAATCAGGGATCCAAAGCCAGTCAGTCATACCGCCGTCGTCGATCAAGACGTTCCTGCCTTGGACATCCAGCACTGTGACCGTGCGCGGTTCATAGATGTAATCCCTGCTCAGCCTGCGAGCCTGAACTTGCCTGCCCTTTAGCTTTCGCAGTTCTGATGCTTTCATGCGGCCAGTTCTATCACCAACTCCCACCACTGACCGCCAGCCGCAGCCGATCGCCGAGACAGACCCAGTTCCGAGGGAATCCCCCAACCCTGCGCAGCGCCGGTGACGCGGGCTTCACCCTTTCGACCGGCACCAGCACCAGCTGATCAGGCCGCTCGCGGCGCCGCCTGCTCCGATCCCTCGGCTCCACCGTCCCCCGTTCCACCGCCACCAGCACCAACTGCACCGACTGCGACGCCAGCGCCGCCTGCAGCCGCTCCAGCCGCACCTCCAAGGCCCGTGTGCTCAGGCCCTCCTGCTGGGCCAGCTCAGGCCGCGGCACCTCCACCCCGTCGAGGCCCCAGGCCAGGGACAGCAGCCGCTGATCCTGCGGCGCCAACCTGGCGATCAGCCCCCGCAGCTGCTCCGCCTGCCGCCACCGTTCGCGCTGCTCTTCCTCGTCCTCTGGCGTGCGGTCGTAGGTGGCGCACAGGCTGCCCAGCTCCAGCCCGTCATCCGTCACCACCTGGTCAAGGCTGGCGACCGATCGGCCGTTCTCAACCACCTGCTCCAGCACCTTCACGCTGACGCCCATCTCTGCGGCGATCTCCGCCTGCGTTGGCGTGCGGTTCAGCTCAAGCTCTATCCGCCGGGTGATCGCCTCCAGCTTCGCTAGATGCTGGCAGTGGCTGCCGGGGATGGCGATCGCCCTGCTGTACTGGTCAATATGACGGTTCACCCCCTGCCGGATCCACCACCAGGCGTATGTGGAGAACCGATAGCCCTTGGCCGGATCAAACCGCTCCGCTGCCGTCAGCAGGGCCATGTTCCCGGCTTGAATCAGATCCTCGCGATCCTGCCCGGCGAACAGGCGGCTGCGGCGGGAGATGTACGCCACCACCAGCCGCAGATTCGCTGAGACGAACCGATCGCGGGCCCGCATGCCCCGGCGCCTAATGCCTGGCGGGCATGGGTCGGGATGGGACTGCCACCGCTGGATGGCCGTGCCGAGTTCGATCTCTTCGGCTGGTGTGAGCAAAGGTATGCGCCCGATGCTGTCAAGCCACCAGGACTGGTTGGAGCTGGCTGGCACCGGGTCGAGTGTGACGATTTGCCCCCATCATAGGGTGCAAAAGGGGTTCCGATCCGGTATGGTGTGGAGGCGTTCACCACTCGCTACGCCATGGACGATTTCAAAACTCCACTCGCAATGCTGGCCGCCACAGTCCAAATCTGCTTTGCATTGGTCGTACTGGGGACGATCATCGCGGCTCCCTTTGCCTTCCTTCGAGCCAGCCAAGAGGCCGCCGCCTTCAACCACTTCACCACCGGCCCCAGGGCCACCACCTGGGACGCCCTCTGGGTCGAGCTGCGCGTGGAGGCTGACCGATGACCGCCACCCTCTACGACCTAACCGGCGACGCCCTCCGCCTGCAGCAGCAGATCGACGAGGCCGCCGCCGATCTGTTCTCTGATGACCCCGCAGTGGTGGCCGCGGCCACTGCCACGCTGGAGGGCCTGATCTCGGCCGAGGCCGACAACAAGCAGGCCATCCTCTCCAAGGCCGACGCCTGGTGCTGGGTGATCGACTCGCTCCGGGCCCGGCACGCTGCCCGCAAGGCCCGGGCCGATGCCCTGCGCGAGCTGGCCGCTGCCGATGAGCAGCAGGCCGATGCGCTGCAGGATCGGCTGATTCAGGCGCTGCAGAAGGCCATCCCTGATGAGACCTCCTATCAGTTGCCCGAGCACAAGATCACCAGCAGGAAAACCACGGTCCTTGAATTGGATCCTGAATTAGAGCCTTTAGATCTTTGGGACCGATACCAGCGAACCAAGGTGGAGTTCGACAAGCCGGCAATCAAGACTGATCTCAAGAATGGCCATTTCATCGGCGGCTGCTCCCTGGTGGAGCGGCGGAGCTGGAGTATCAAATGAGCACCCCTCTTGAATGCCCCGGCGCCCTGTCGGACCTGATCCTTCAGGCCGCCCGCCAGGCGCTGCCGGCTAACCCGCAGCAGCTGATCCGCCTCCCCGACTGCGGCGAGCGCAACCGCCCCCTCATGCCCCTGCTGGTGGGGCTGATCGATGCGGTGAAGGTCACGGCCACGGCTGTGGCGGACAACGCCTGGGACGCTGGCCCGGCGCTGCCCAAGGATCTCACGGACAGCCTGCTGGCTGATCTGCGGTTCATTTCTCAACAGATTCAGGCCGCCAACAATGCCTTCTAACCAATGGCCTACTACATCACCTACACCAAGGACAACGAACGCCATGATCTCGAATGGATCGCCGGCAACGGCTGGACCATCCCTGCCATTCGGCAATGTTTCGAGCGCAGGTTCTCGGGCGCTGAAATCATCTCTATCCACGAACGGCCATGCTGCTCCATCTGATCGCCGTCTGGCTGCTCAGCTCCGCCAGGACCAGGCCCGCCGCGCTCAGGCTGCTGCCCAGGCCGCTGCCGGTCGCCGAGCCGTGATTGCCGCCGCGCTGGCCCTGCTGGGCATGGTGGCTGGCGCCGTGGTGCTGGTTCGGGAGGTGGGGATTCAGGCTCAGGAGGTGTCACGGTGAGCGGATTCACCCCCGACGCCGCCCCCTGCCAGTCCGCCGGCGAGGGCATCACCCGGACCAGCGAGCCGGGCGCCAGGTTCTGGCCGGTGCAGATCCACTGGCCCGGCTGCCGGCCGATGCGCTGCACCATCCGCGCCACCTGCAAACGGCAGGCGTACCAGTTCGCTGAGCGCCGGCATCCTGATGCCAGCTCGATTGAAATCCTTCCTCGCAAGACTGCATTATGAAACCACGTAACAGCTCAACGCCTCGCTATCAAACGGGGCAGACGATCTACATTGCCGGGCTGCCTGGCGAATCATTCACGGTTGTTGGATTTGCTCCAAGGCGTTTTCAGGTGAAAGCGCCTAGGACGGCTGGATACATCAATGCTCCGGCCTACGTTGTGCGAGACGAAAGCGGGCGCACCATGGAGGTGCTGGAGAACAAAATGAGTTCAGCCTGCTTGGGCTGATGCTCCCCTGCCAGTGGTGCAACGGGACCACCCGAGTGGTGGACACTAGGTTGATCTCCCAGGGCCAGCGCCGCTGGCTGCGGTGCCAAGACTGCGGCCAGCTCACCCGATCAATCGAAACCTATGAAAGCGGCCGCCGGATTCCGGGGCCGCTTCCTGGTGTCAAGCGCCGGCGACCGGCCCGACAAGGGGCCAGCAATGGGCGATCGGTGCTCACCGATGCCGACATTCGCCGGCTCAGGAAGCAGGCCGCGGCAGGGACGCCCAGGGCCGTGCTGGCTAGGCGGTATGGGGTAACGCCCAACCACATCACCCGGATCGTGCGGCGGCGGGCCTGGCGGCACGTAGCCTGAGCCATGGAGCACCTCTTCACCACCGAACTGGTCATCCGCGACGGGATCCCCGTTTGGCTGATCCAAGGGTGGGGAGTCGAGTCGGTCAGTGCCAGCCGTCACGCGGCGCTGCGGTCGTTTCGCTGGAAATGCCAACGCCGCGGACTGCAGCTCCCAGTAGGGAGTGAGCAGCCGCGGCGGGGGCCTTCGGAGTGTGATGAGCCGGGGCTTTAGCCTGGGTTCAGTAGCAGCAGGATCATGCCCAAAGGCGGCAAGCCCTACAACACAGGCAAGGGCGGCGGGAAGAAGAAGCGCGGCGACTGGGAAATCTGAACGTCACGACTCCCCCTCCCGCCACACCCTGAGCACCCTGGCACCAGGACCAGCCAGCTCTAGGGCAGATGCGATGGCCTGGGCCTGGGTGACGGCGTAGAGCTCGATAGGGCCGTGAGTGGTGCTTACGTGGTAGAGCCTTGGTGTCATTGCCCCACCTCTTGCCGCAGCACCCTGGCCGCCTGCGCATACTCGCCGGAGCCGTGGAGGGCGAACCGGTCGAGCCAAGTGGCCACCTCACGGATTGCGGCCTTGATTTCGTCGGGGTGCGGGACAGGAAAACTAGTGCCGCCGCCCTTTACGTGGGCCGCCAGCATGGCATCGATGATCATCTGATCTAGCGAGCTGGCAGGCCTCGCCTCAGCGCTGGCGGCGCGGAGTTCGGGCATGGCGGGATCGGGAGTCGGATCGGCGGCGTCCAACGCAATCAGCCGGTCGAGCTTGTCTTGTGGCGCGGCCTCCAGCGCCTCGATGCGGCGCACGATCGCATCAACGCAGAATCGCTGACTCTCGGCCTGTTCCAGTTGATCGGCCTCTAGCGCCTCGACGCGGGCGTGGAGATCAATCAGGCAGGCGCTGTCGTCGTCGTCAACCGCCCAGGCCTTTTGCGATGCCCACTGCTCAGGCGTGGCGCGGTGCTGGTCGGTCATGCCCCCACCCCCACCAACCGGCGAGCGGTGGGCGGGGAATTGTAGGTCGCCTCCATTGTGCATAGTATTTTGCCACAAAGTACCAAGACTGACCTGCTGCCAGGGCACCGTTAGCACACCGGCATCACCTCTCGAATCGTTCACCAATATCATTACTGCGCCATTTTTGTCTGCATCTTTTGCGGTTGGCCGGCGATCTGCTATCCATTGATGCGTTGTCATGGTTGTGTCTCCCTAGTGAGTGATCAGGCTGCCACCAACCGGCGAGCCGTGGTCTGTGAGCAGCCCAGCCGCTCAGCAATGGCGCGGTACGTGAGACCATCGCGGCGCCAGCGGCGGGCGCGTTGCTGGCGGGATTCCGTCAGCCACAACAGGAACAGCGCGGGCAATAACAGCAGCACCAAGAAGGTGCAGAAAATCGTGGTCATGGCAAGCAATGGCGAGTGGCGGGCCTGTGCCCGTGGTGGAATCATACCGCAGCGGTTCCGGTTCCGCACCCCCGGTCAGTAGTGGAACCAGTCCACCACCGACTCCAGGCGACTGGCCCAGCTGTGCCGGCGGATGATCTCGACGATCTCTTCGGCGCTCATCACGTCCAACGAATTCAGCGCCTTGCGGACGTTCTTCGTAAACCCGCCCTGACTGCGCGTGATTTTCAGCTGCGGCAGATCCTCCGGCAGGTTGGGAATGTCGGTGCTGATGATCGGAATCCCCAGCGTGGCGTACACCCAGCATTTCAGCGGGTTCATCGCCGCCGTGAGATTCGTTTTCAGGTGCGGGATAATCGCCACGTCAAACGTCGCCAGGTAGGCGCGCAGCTCGTCATAGGGCACCGGGCCCACGTAGCGAATGTTCCGCCGCTGTGGCAGCTGGGTGGCCACGTGCGTGCTGCCGATCAGCAGCACCAGGTCGTCAGGGTTTTTGGCTGCCACGTGTTCCACCAACGGCCAGTCCAGTTTCGACTCCAGGTTTCCGGCATAGCCGATGATCCCCCGGAAATTGCCGGGCGCTACTAACTGCTCCCGCAGGTCAGCCACCTCTGCCGCATCCGGTGCGCCGGTGAAATCCACGCCATTGGCCACCACCTGCGCTCTCGTGGGGCTGAGTCTGCCGATGCTCTGCAGCGTGTGCCGGCAGTTGTAAAGGCCCATGTCGGCCAGATCCAGGATGGCGCGGTAGTGCTCCGTGAGCTCTGTCTTCCGCTCGGCGGATGTGTTGGGCCATGCCCTGTGATCGTCTACCACGTCGGCGATCACGTAGTCCGTGGGCAGTGCTGCGGCGATCCGCTCGGCGTGGCGATAGTACGGGTAAATCCAGAGCCCCACCCTGGCGCCGGGGAAACGCGCCAGGGCCTGCTCCACCAGCCCTTGGCAGTACCGCTCAATGAAGTCGCCCTGTTCAGCCACGCTGAGCCCTGCAGGCATCACCGGCGTTCTGATGGCCAGCTTGCCTTTGTCCAGCAGCCCGATCTTTTTGCGCTGCGCGTAGCGGTGCAACAGCCTGTGGTGACGGTTCTGGCTTTGCTCCAGCTTGCGCAGGTCCAGCGTGCTAAGCGGTTTCTCCACCAACAGCACTTGGTCCACGTCATCGCGGCTGGCCAAATATTTCGCCACCATGTCCACCCGCCTGCCAAACACTCCAGCGTCGTTCTGCTTCCAGAGCATCAGGATAATCCGCCGACCAGGCTCAGGCAGCCCGATCAATGATCTGGCGGCGTAACTGATCGCCCGGCGGCTGGGCTGGGACAGGAGGTGGCGCATGGTGGTAGCTCCAGAGGCATAGGACAGGTGCTGGTGCGCGAGGCGCTGATTCACCTCCCGATCGGAAGCGCTCAGTGGCTGCAACTGGCGGATCGCGTCGGGCAGTTCAGCGGGCGACTCCACAAACGAAATCCCCCGAAACCCCCAGTCCGCCAGCATCTGCAGCGGCGGGGTAGGTGTGGCGATCAGCCTGATGCCGGCCGTCAGCGCGTCGCAGGCCTTGGCCGGCAGCTGATACCGGCTGGCCTCGCGGGACTGATCCTGCAGCAGCACCGCCGCATCAGCCAGCGCGAGGCAGGCGGGCATAGCCGCGAATGCCACGCTGTCGATCATTGCGGCCTGATCGCCAGCTGCGCGGGTGATGTCGCTGATGATTCCTCGGTCGGGAATGCGGCCGATGAATGCCGCGCCAGCACCTGGCACCCGGGCCACGGACTGGGCGATCACGTCGAGGCCCTTGTGCCGCTGCGGCGTGCCTAGGAACATCACCAACGGGGTGCAGCGGCGGCGGATCTCCAGCAGCTCAGCGGGCGGATCAGCCTGCGGCGACTGGAACGCCTCCAGGTCGCGCAGGTGGGCGATGATCTCCCCGCCGTGCAATGCCTGCAGCTCGGAGTTGCAGGTGATGATGTGATCAGCGGCCTTAGTAAGCTGCTGTGCCGCTAGCGTCCAAAACGGTGAGTAAGGGGCCTCGCCGAGCCGCTCGGGGAACTGCTGCTGCAGCGCCAGCGGCGAGAGCGGGGCATCGTTCGGATCAATGAACGCCAACTCGTGATCGTCTATGTCAACGATCAGCCGGGCGCCGTTGCGCTCAGCGATGGCGATGCCCAGCAGCACTGACGGCAGCCGGGCTTTGCAGGCGATCACCACGTCTGCATCGGTGGCCGCGGCGATGCGGCGGCAGCGATCAATCAGCGCTGAGACGGTTTTGGGCTCAGGGATCACAGTGATCGGCTCACCTCGCAGTGGCGGCCACACCTCACGGCCTAGATGGGAGAACCCGAAGGCGATCAGCTGGACCTCAGAAAATGCCAGCGCGGCGGCACGGGCGATCAGATGGGCCCGGCCGATGCAGTTGTGGTGGGCGTCCCACCCAATGACGATGCAGCGAGTCATGGCGTTGGGGTGGGTAGTGGCAGGGCGTGGTGGGGGATCCAGTGGGTCCATTCGTCCAATGTGCCAGTCACAACCGGAACCATCTCCCAGCACTCTTCGCCGGGGTGCCAATACCAGCACCAGCCGCGCGAATCGCAATCCTCCGGCCCCGGCAGCCGCTCCGCCACGGGCACCGGCTTGGTGGTGGGGCGGCCCCAGCGGGCGAGGATGATTTCAGCTGTGTTCAACGAGTGGATGCGAGCGTCTGAGTTGGGCAGATCACTCCAGCTCGGCCAGTGCGGCCTGGCGTGTTCAGGCGCAGTTGCGAGCATGGCATTTTCGTAGACGATCTGTGCCATCGTCTCAACGCTCGGCCCCTCCGGCTCGGGCTGGGCCAAGGCGGCGCGGGTCTGCCATAGATGCTCGCGGCACTCCATCAGGGCGACGGGATCGCAGCAGTCATGATCAACGCAGTCAATCAGATAACAGACATCTTCAATTAGCTCGGCACACAACGCTCTGTAATCAGTGCTCATCGTTCATCTCCAGTGTGTGTGAATCCATCCAGCCAGTCCGCCACCGAACTGGACCCGCCGTGGCGCTCCCTGAGCACCTGCCCCAGCTCACCGGCGACGCTGCGGGCGACGTTGGTGCACGTCTCGCAAGGCGTAAAACACCGGGCCGGCATGGGGCAGGCGGCCAGGGATAACCGGGTGGAGGGTGTTGGCGTGGGCCGGGCCTGCTCACTGGTGGCGGGCGCGGTGGCGATGCGGGCCATGGCCTGCTGGGTGGGGGTGGTGAGGTGGATCATGGCTCCGCTCCGTCGAACTTCTGGAACGCCTCCTGATCCGGCCCACGGAATCGGTCATCTGCGCCCCATCCGTTGCGCTGGTACTCGATCAGGAACAGCAGGCAGCAGCCGGCGTGCGCCAGGTGGCTCATGCCGGTTTCAGGGTCCAGGTCCTCGCCGCGCCACCAGGCGAAGACGTGCCGCAGCAGGGCGGCGAAGTACCGGCCCCAGCGGGCGCCACGGCACCAGTTGTTGGCCTCGTACTTGGCGGCGCCGTAGGTGAGCACCTCGGCGATCTGCTCCAGTGCTGCGCTGGGCAGGAGCTCCAGGCGGGGCTTGGTGGCCGATTCGGCCGACTTGCGGCACTCGCCGGTGGGTTCGTCGTAGGGGTGGGTCATGGTGGAGCGAATGCCTGATGGTGGGAGTGTTGGGTCTGGGTCGGGATCCCAGAACCCTTGATTTACGGGGCTCATCCCATCCCCCTCAACCCATGCACCCGATACCCGCCCCAGCCGGTGGTGATGTCGGCCAAGCCGGCGGCGGCCACGGCATTCACCCGGCGCGACACGGTGGACTGATCGCAGCCCCACACCTCGCGCAGGCTGCTGGTGGGCGCAATCCCACAGCCGCCGGTGAGCACCCGGATGTGCAGGTAGTCCATCAGCACCCGGTCGCTGATCGTGCGGCGCATGGCCACCAGCTGGCGGATCGGCATGGCAGCCGGGCGCTGGGCCTCCATGCGGAGCTGGGCCAGCACGGTCTCGGCGGCGATGCGGAGTTTGATGGGGGTCATCGCAGATCCTCCAGCAGCAGCTGCGCTGCGTCGTGCGCCGACAGCCGGCCCTCATTGCGCTGGTGCATCACCAGCAGCTCAGCGGCCAGATGCTCGATTACGGCAGCCACGCCACGGCGTCGGGCGGAGGCGTCGGGCCAGGCCTGCAGTGCATCGTTGAAGGTCTCTTCATAGGCCACGGTGCAGCGGCCTAGCAGGGTGTTCTCAGGCATCACTCCCCCTCCCCCACCAACCGCTCACACAGGGCCCACCACAGCGACGTGGCCAGGGTGGCGGCGCCGACAATGGCCAGCACGGCGATGATCTCGACCATGCCGGCAAGGATGGCGAGGGTCATGGCCTCCCCTCCCTAACCACCCACTCCCCACACCAGTCATCAGCGGCGACGGTGGGCCACTGCTCCCCGCGTGGGCCGATCTGCGGCGGGTTGCGGCGGCACTGGCCTAGGTCGTGCTGATCGGGGAAAAAATACCGGCAGCTGGAGCAGTGCTGCTCACTCAGGGGTGGGAACATCACTCCCCCTCCCGGTTAAGCCGCTGGCAGGCAGCCCACCAGAGCGACGTGGCCAGCACGCAGGCGCCCACCACGGCCTCAACGCAGATGATCTGCAGCAGGCCGGCGAGGATGGAGAGGGTCACTGGGACACCTCCACATCAGCCGGTGGTTTTATGGCCTGGATTCGGCCGTAGTCGCCTTGGGCCCGTTCAAGCTCGCGGCGGCAGTCGGCCAGCTTGCGCTCTGCCTTGGCCAGCATCGCGGCGTGGGCATCGGCCCAGGTTTCGTGGTAGCTGGCCCAGTCAGATGCTCGGGACTCGCGGCGGCCGTTGCGCTCAACGGGCCAGACACAGCCGGCTGTGACCTTAGTGCAGGGAACGGGCTTGATTTCGCCCCACAAGAGGCGCCACATGATGATCGGTGCGCTCACAGCTCCACCTCCCTCACCTGCTGCCGCAGCGCCCGCAGCAGCACCGCCGTGGGCGATTCCCTAAGCATCCCCAGCTGGTGGTCAATCAGCGCAACCACCCGGCCGCGCATCAGCTCCTGGCCCTGGGATAGGGCAGCCTGCAGCGCCGGGGATTCGTGCAGGGCCTCGGTGGCACGGGCTACGGCGGCCTGTTCGGCGGCGAGAGCCTGTTGGTCGGTCTCGAATTGGGCCAGCAGGTCGTCGAACTGCTGGCGGATGGTGGTGATTGACGGGGGCGGCGCGCATGGCGCCTGATGGTGGCCCATTGGTACATGGCGAGTGGTCTTCACCACCCTACCGCAACGGAACCGCATTTGCACCCATCAGCAGCCAGATTCGTCATCCCATGGGCTGCCTGCCACCTGCCAGCGGCCTTTCATCGTGCGTTGGTGGCCGCCAAGAAAGCTCTGCATCGTCGCCCGAGGGATCCCCTGGCGCTCCGCCCATTGCCACCTGCCGCGGATCGTGACGCGAATGACTCTTCCGCGCTGAAGATCGCGCAGCCTCCACGCCGGCTCGGCGTCTGGACACGGCTGGTCATCCTCGCAACGCTTGACCCACCAAACCCAGTTCCCGCCGGTGTTACTGATCCGCTCGCGCCTGATCAATCCCATCGCCTCCAGCTTGGTCAGCGACCGATTCAGGGATGCGCGATCGGTGCCTAGTTGCTGGGCCATCTCGCTGAGGTCAGCCCACCAGCCAGGGCACAGCTGCTCTAGCTGCACCATCGTCAGCAGCAGTTCACAGCGCACCTGATGACGCAGTGCTGCCAGGTAGGCGGGTTCAATCATGGCGCGGAATAGGAGCCACCCGCTCGTTGCTTGCTGCCGCCCTGAGCCTTACAAAGCCGGAACCAGCGGCAGACCTCGACGGGTCCAGTGACAGGCGAGAGGCCGAGCTCTGCGTTGGAACGCAAGGCACCCACCGCCTGGCCCGGGCAGTGGTCGGCATCGTCAGGGAGCAGCGTGTGCGGATGGCCCCAGTACCCTACCTCATAGGTTCCCATCCGGTACCCTCTAGAGTGGATTCACTGAACAGAGCGCGATGCCCAGCTGGCCCCTGAAACCCGGACACCGGCAAATCTCCGTCGAACTGCCCGCCGAGCAAGTGGAGCACCTTGACCGCGAGGCCGAACTGCGGGGGCTCGGCAGGGTCGGATACCTGCGGCAGCTTCTCTTCGAGGACATGCGCCGGCAGGCTCGCGCTCAGCGTCAAGCCGCACGCAAAGCGGGGTGATCGCTGCCCAGCAGCTGCGCCACCGTCCACGCCCCATGGCCTGATGGTGGTGTGGCCAGCTCCAGCGCTTCAGGGTGGAGCTGCAGCACATGCGCCAGCGCACCGGCGGCAGCAGCATCACCGCGCACCCCCTTGACGGCATGGGCCCAGGCGACGTGGCCGATGTAGCGGCGCCGCAGCTCGGCCATCTTCTCTGGCGGCCAGAACACCTCCTCGCAGCCGCCTGGCCACACCATCAGATTCATCGCCCCATCCAAGCGGATGCCATAGCGCTCCTGGGCCAGCAGGTCGTAGCCCGCCAGCTGCAGCGGCCATGCCTGATCGGGCTTCGCCTTTTCTTGACTGACCTTGCTCTTCCAATCCACGATCAGCCATTGCCCGGCGACGCGGGCGATCAGATCCGGCGTGCCGGTGTAGAACAGCCGCAGCGAGGCCAGCGGCGACTCGCAGGCGATCACCTCCTCGATCTGCGGCAGGAACAACCGCCGCCAGGTGGCCAGCAGCATCAGCGACTCGGCGAACTGCACCGGCGGCGCAGCGATGCCCAACAGCTCCTGACGGATCAGGGCGTGCAGCTCGGTGCCGATGTCGGCGCGGCCGTTGCGATGCAGATCCATGTAGGCCTCTGCCTCAGCCGGCCGCAGCCTTTCCTTTTCAATCAGCTTGCGGCGCCAGTGCTCAGGGTTGAAGCCCTTGGCGCCGGCCAGGCCCAGCACCTGCGAGCAACTGGGCGGCTGCAGCCACCGCCCACGGCGCTGCGACCACACCCAGTAGCGATGGCTGGGCTCATCAAATTGAATGCCCCCCTGCTGCGGCAGGAGGGCGATCCGTGGGCGATCGGTGGTCAATCAGCCGCCCCATCCGCCGGGGGCAGGTTGCCCCCACTGCGGCGGTGCTGCTGCTGGCGGAGCAGCTGCCGGAGGCGCCGCAGGGTAGCCCGCTGGCGGCCCGGCAGGTTGCGGCGCCGCTGCTGGCGGATACCCAGCAGGCGCAGGCTGTTGGGCGGGCTGCCCATAGGCGGGCGGCTGGGGTGGGGCAGCGGAAGCAGCACCCCACTGCCCGCCGCCCTGCTGCTGAGCCTTTTGCGCCAGGTACTGGGCCCGCTCAGAGGGGCTTTCGATCTGGCCGTTCAACACCGGAGCATTGTTCTCGCCGGTGCCGCGCCAGACGCTGAGGCGCAGCTTGAAGAACTGCTCCCCGGTCTGCTGGTTAGTCTCCAGCCCCTGCCCCTGCTGCATCGCTTGGGACAGCTCCCAGATCAGCTGGGCGGGCAGCTCGACAGCACCGTTCAGGATCGGGGCTTTGGGGTTCTGGGACGGCTGGGCGTTCCAGAGATTGACACGTGCGCTCTTCATGGTCAGACGTATGCGGAGGGATCGGGTTGAGGCTGTGGAGCAGGGGCGGCCCAGGGCTGCTGCTGGGGCGGTACTGCCATCGGCTGTGCGTAGGGAGGCGCGGGAGGCTCCCACGGCTGCGGGGCTGCAGCAGGCGCCGCGTCATGCGCTGCATCCTCATCGGAGGCGCAGACGCCCAAGAGCAGCTGCAGATTCACCCTGAAGCCGCTGGTGGCCGCGGCCGAGATCGCGCTGGAGCTGGTCAGGCTGAGCACCGGGAACTGAGACAGTCGCCAGCCGCCGCCGCTGTGCCGCAGCATGGTGGACACCACGAACCCACCCGGCACGATGCTGATGGTGTTGGCGATGATCACCTGCTGCGCCATCAGGGCAGGGCGGACGGCCTCCAGCAGGCCTGGCAGGTTCAGGTAGGCGTGGCGCCGACCTTTGATGTCGGCTGCGTCGTTCGGAGCCAGGCTGCCGAACGCAGGGAAGGCGGCAGCCACTGCCGCATCAAGGGCGGCCAGTTGCTGGCTAGTGGGGCCGCAGTTGGGCGGCAGCAATTCATCGATCGGGGCGGCATCAGCCCCGCGTGCTGTGGGCATGGTCAGAATCGAGCGGTAGGACGGCCAGATTGGGCACGGCTCTGGCGGGCCGGGTCAGCTGCGGCGATCAAGCTCAGCCTCCAGCAGCAACGCTGCCATGCTGTTCATTGATCGCCGGTCATCAGCTGCCGCCGCCCGTAAGCGGTCGAACAGTGGAACAGGCAGCCGCAGCGTGATGCTGCGCGCCTCAGTGGTTGCTGCTGGCATCATCGCGGGCGCAGTTGCCGCCACTATACCCCACCCCACGACCGCTGCAGCCGCTTCGTGGCCGCCAGCCGCTGCGCAGGGCTCAGCAGCATCCTCAGCATCATCTGCCCTTGGGCCCAGCCAGGCTGCAGCCCTAGCGCTGGCTCCAGCACCTTCAGGGTTTCATCCTCCAGCACGTCAAGGTAGTTCAGCCAGCGGCGCAGGTCCGGGGCCCGCTGCTCCACCTCCAAGCGGCACCGCTCATTCAGCAGCCGCCGCGCCACCACAGGGTGCGCCTGGGCCAGCAGGTCGGGGGTGATCTCCACCAGATTGGCGCCGGTCTGGTGCACCTGCGTCTCAATTGGTTCGCCCTCGGTGACCTCGCCGGTGTCCGGGTTGATCACTGCCTCGCGCTTCTCGCGGGGCTCCTGCACCTCTGCCTTCAGTGTCCACGCGATCTCTGCGTCGGGTGGAGGGAGCATCTTCCATGTGGGCGTGTGGTCGATGATCAGCGCTTCGGATCCGTCGGGCTTGGGGCGCAGCACGCGACCGATTAGCTGCCTGTAGAGCCGCAATGAGGCCGTGGGCCTCAGTAGCTGCAGACACGTGGCGGATGGGGTATCGAGGCCTTCATCCACGACCTGGCAGGCGCACAGCACCGTGATGCGACCGGCCTTGAAGTCGCTGAAGATCTTGGCCCGTTCCGCCGCCGGGGTGGTCCCATCTACGGCGGCAGCCGTCACACCTTCGCTGCAGTACATGGCCGCGACCTCGTGGCAGTGATCCACCGAAACGCCGACGCTGATCGTTGACAACTCCTTCGGGTTGAAGCGGCGCCAATCGGAAACGATGCTGCCGTTGATCGCCACCACCCGCTTCTCAAGGTCACTGACCGCATAATCACCGCAGCGCTTCTTCAGGCCGTCAACGCTGACGGTGTGAGGTGCGGCAAACATCCGGTAGCGAGCCAATGCGCCGACCTCCATCAGCTCTGCCGGTTCAGGGCCCAAGATCAGGCGGTGAAACAGGCCAGAGTCACCCAGGCCCTTGCCGTCGGGGCGCACGGGTGTGGCGGTGAGCCCCAGCATTCGCCGCGGGCTGATCGCCTGAATCGTCTTGGTCCAAGTGGTCGAAGGAGCGTGATGCGCTTCGTCGGCCAATAGCGTGCACCCTTTCAGCTGCTCCAGCATCTTCAGTCTGCGGCACATCGTCGGCACCATCCCAACGATCACCTTTCGGTCGAGCCTGGGACGGCTGCCGGCGGTGATTCGAGAGATGACAACCTGCTGCCCGAGATGCTTGTGCAGGCTGGTGACAATCTGGCTAAGGATCTCGATTCGATGGCAGATCACTACCACCTGCTCACCACGGGCAAGCGCCCTACGGGCAAGCTCGGCGAGGATCACAGTCTTGCCCGATCCGGTGGAGCTGACCAGGCATGGCACCTCGCCGCCCATCATCGCGGCTTCGCCTTCGTTCGCCAGCTTGATTTGATAATCGCGAAGGGTGAACATCAGGCGGCCTCCCTATCTGCTGGACAGACATAGATCCATCCCTGTGGATCCCATTGCCTGCGCCCGGTCCCCTTGCCCACGTAGTAGGGCGTGCCATCGTGGCGCAGAAACAGGTACACGTAGAAGCGGTTGGCGGGCTTGGCTGTCGCACCGGCTGCCATGTAGTATTCTGTAGAGACCCCCCCAATCTACTACATGCCTCAACCCTCTGCGCTGAGCGTCCCGCTGAATGTCATGGTGCGGCCGTCTCACATCCAAGCACTAGACCGGGTGGTAGCCGGCACCCCAGGAGTGGGCAACCGCTCCCAGGCCGTCCGCATGCTGATTGATCAGGCAGACAAGGCCCTCGCCGCCAAGGCGTGAACCGTGCAGACACCTCAAGCCGCCGCTGCGGCAGGCCCCTATGGGCCCGATCGCTGGCGCCTGGAACGCCTGCCGATGCTCGCCAGTTTCGGGCCGTTGCTCCCTGGCGCGCCTGACAAACGGCCACTCGTTGGTGACGGCTGGGAGAACCATGCCGGCGTGCCCGTGGCCGAGCTACAGACCACGGCGCCTGAATGCGTTTGCTGGCACATCGGCGCCGCCCCTGGCCACATCGCCATCGACATTGACGGGCCGAGGGCCGCGGCGTTCTGCCAGCAGCATGGCTGCGAGCCGTACACAGCCGACACCTGGCGCATCGTGCGCACCGGCAACAGCGACCGGCTGAAGCTGGTCTACACCGTCGCCGCTGAGCAGAAGGCCATCCTTGCCGCCGGCGGGAAGACCGTGAAGGTCGGCATTGGCGAAGGTGGGGCCGATGACAAGGGCGAGGAGTTTGCCGTCTTTGCCAAGCACGGCACTCAGGTGGTGGTGCTGGGCCAGCACTACACCAAGGAATCTCACTTCACCGACAACGACGATCAGTACGCCTGGGCTGGCCGGCCACCTGCCGATGCGCAGCCGCTGCCGGCTGAATGGTTCGCGCTGCTGCAGGGCGTCTTCTGCGGCGATCGACCACTGCGGCCGAAAACACGACGCTCAATCTCGCCTCAGGTCACACGCGGCCCGCGCAGCTACAGCAACGCATCCGGCACCTGGCGTAACAGCAGCCAGCGGCAACCGTGCCCGATGTGCGGCCGCGACCACTCCGGTGCCTGCAGCATTCACCAGGACGGCAATTCGGTCTGGTGTTGCCACGGCGAGACGAAATCAGCCCCTGATTGCAGCAAAAAGGGCGAGACGGTCACCGGCCACGATGGCCGCACCTGGGGTTATGTCCGCACCGAAGATCACGACAGCTTCGGCGAGCGCTCGCTGTTCGTGATCGACAAGCCCAAGCCGAAGCCTGACCCGCCAACCCCACCACTTGACGGCGAGCAGTTCATCCCGCCTGATGCGCCGGTGGAGCTGCCGCCGTGGCAGTTGGAGCCGGATGAGGAGGGCGACGACATCGAACGCCATGAGCTGGCGGTTGAGATCCGCAACTACCGCGACGTGGCCGCGGCCGCTGATCTGGCATCGATCGATCTGGCATTCCCGCCTGGCCTGGCCAGCTTCATCAACACTTACGCCAAGGAGCAGACCCTCAAGCCCTGCGGCTTCCTGCTGCCGATCCTCTGCAGCGTGTGCTCTGTCATCGGCAACCGGGCCAGGGTGGCCATGACGCCCACCCACGCATGGAAGGAGGCCTGTGTGCTATGGGGTGCCAACATCGCTACCGCCAGCTCGGGCAAGTCGCCAACCTCCGGCCCGACCACCATGCAGGCGTTCAAGCCGTGGCAGGCGCAAGAACGCAAGCGGCACGCTGATGCCCTCTCGGACTGGAAGCATCGCCGGGCCCAGGCGGAACGCGAGGCGAAGGCTGCGGCCTCTGAGTCAGGTGGCGCCGGTGGTGATCCCATGGCCCAGTTCTTAGCAGAGAACCCTCAGCCCGAGCTGCGGCACCTGCTGGTCAGCGATGCCACCTTTGAGCGGATTGAGATGATCCTCAGCAACGGATCCAACCCGGGGCTTCTGGCCGTGCACGATGAGCTCGCTGGGTGGTTCAGCCAGTTGTGCCGCGCACCGAACCGCAGCGATCGGGCGAAGTGGCTCAGCCTCTACCCCGGAGAGCAGATCATCACCGACCGGGTGGGGCGCGATTCGATCTTCGTGCCCAACCCTGCCGTATCCCTGTTCGGCAGCTTGCAGCCGGCACGCCTCGAAGGCCTGTGGAAAGCCGACGCCGATGCCAATGAGGGCATGGCGGACGCCGATGGACTGTGGAGCCGCTTCCTGATGTTCGACCTAGGCGAGTGGGCCTACGACTATCAGGACTCAACCGTGCTGATTGCCCCCGCGATCACCAACCTCTACAAGCAGGTGGATGCGGCCGCATCGAAGCTGCCGATCGGCGAAGACGGCGAGCCGATCATCATCACCGTGGCCGAGGATGCCAAGGCCACGATGGTGCAGTGGGTCAGGCAGGCGGAGTCGTTCAAGTTCGCCGCCAGCGATCCATCCGACCGGCAGTACTGGGGCAAACAGCGCGGCGCCACCCTCCGCATTGCCCTGGCCATTCACGCCATCCGGCAGGCCTCTGCAGGGCTGAGCCTGAACACCCCCATCCCTGAAGACGTGATCCGCGCCGCGATCATCTTTACGGCCCTCTTCGCCCGTGAGCGGGACAAGGTGCTCGGCCCGGTGCGAACAGGCGCAGGTGGGGCAATTAAGCGGCTGCTCGACAAGGGCCGCGAGTGGCGCAGCAGTCACGGCAGCCGCCCGGTCCCGCAGTCCCAGATCAGAGCATGGTGCTTGCCGGCGCGTCGCACCCCTGCCGCTGAGGTGCGCACCTGGCTGCTGTCCGTCGTGGCCGAGACCCCGGATTGTGGGCAGGTGATCCGCAAGGGCAAGGCCGTGGAGTGGGTGCCGCCTGGCGACTGAGCCGCACTGATGCACCGTGGCCGCAAATCCCGGCCACCCTCATTTCAACTGAGGGTGTGAGCTGAGCTCACGCCCTTTTGGGACACGTCCCAAAGCTGCTGCCCTGCTGTCCCATGTAGCGGCAGGCCTGTCCCTGACTGCAGTTTCAGGCGCTGGGGAGGGTGCCCACATGAGCCAGGCTGCAGCGTTTTAGGACTTTTGGGACAGTTTGGGACAGAAGTGTCCCAGGGCAAATCGACTGCGGCGCAACGGATCTGGGCAGGTTTTGGGACTTTGGGACAGCCCCTAAGAAAATACCTTTTCTATTATTTATTTAAGTATTAGTACCTAGTCCCATGGGTATGGATGGAAATGTCCCTAGAGGTGTCCCAAAGTCCCAAACACGGGCAACCTGCCAGTGCTGATGCGGCTTCTGCTTTGGGACAGCGCTGTCCCAAATGTCCCAAATGTCCCAAAACCACTTCAACCCTCCGAAATCCCGTTGTTTGGTGCTGATGGGTGCATCTGCCGGTAGGATGCCCCTACCCGCCGCCATGCCGTGAACGTCCTCCAGCAGCTGCGCGCCGCCGTGGCCCAGGAAGGCGCCTCAACCCCTCCGCCGGTGCCCACACCCGTCCCGTCGCCTGCAGCCCCCGCAGCGGCGCCCCTGCGGCCCTGCCCGTTCACGTTCGGCGACTGGCTGCCCCGCACCGACCCACAGGCGCACCCTGGAGAGGCTCAGCGTGCAGTGCTGCTGAGTGGCGCCGTGGTGGCCTGGTGGCGCCGCGAGTGGGTGCCGCCGCTGCCTATCCCCAGCTACAGCCCGCCCCTCACGCTGGAGCCGTACCAGCGCAACGCGATCTACCTGCCCGACGGCAGCGAGGCGGAGAGCAGCTGCTGCCCTCAGACTGCTCTGCAGCGACTCGCCGCACGTCTCGGCGCTTGACCCATGGCCAACCCCCAGAAACGCAAGGGCTCGGCCTTTGAGCGGCTGATCGCTGACTACCTGGCGGAGCGCATGCCCTGCGAGCGCATCCCTGCCGGCGCCACCCTTGACCGCGGCGACCTGTGGACACCGAGCTGCGCAATTCAGGCGAAGTGCTGCCGCACCCTGAGCCTCGGCGCCTGGCTGCGCGATGCGATGGAGCAGCAGGTCAACGCCGGCAAGCGCCTCCATGCCTTGGTGGTGAAGCGCAAGGGCACCACGGCCGCGGCCGATCAGTTCGTGGTGATGAGCCTGGAGCAGTTCCGCGAGCTGCTGGGCGAAGTGTGACGATCGGTTAACTGGCTGCCTGTTTGGGTGCATTTGCGCTCACTTGCGCTCGGAGTGGTGTAGGATATTTACATCGGAGGCAAGCCCCTCCACCACTCGCCAGCCAGCCATGACCGCCACCTACTTCGCCGGCCTCAGCACCCCTGAAGAGATCAAGCGCGCCTACCGCGATCTCGCCCGCCAGCACCACCCCGACCTCGGCGGCGACCTGGAGACCATGAAGGCGATCAATGCCGCCTACCACGCTGCCCTGAGTGGCCAGAACGGCAAGACCAACGACGGCCGCACCTACAAGTACAACGCCAAGTCGGAGCAAGAGATCATGGATGTGATCGCTGAACTGCTCAAGCTGCCCAACCTAGAGATCAGCCTGATCGGCTACTGGATCTGGGTGCAGGGTGACACCAAGCCCGTCAAGGATCAGCTCAAGGCTCAGCAGTGCCGCTGGCACTCCGGCCGCAGCTGCTGGTACTGGAAGCCCGCATGGTGCGGCAAGAGCCGCAGCAACCCCGGCGGGCTGGAGACGCTGGCCGCCAAGTACGGCTATCAGGGTTTCACCAGCAGCGAAGCCAAGCAGCCTGCCGCACCCCGCCAGCTAGCCGCCGCCTGACGGCCATCCTGTAGCCTGCTCTCGGACATGGCGTCCGAGTGGACCGCGACCCTCGCCCTGGCAGGCGGGGGTTTTTATGCCCGCTGGCAGACTGTGCGCAGATGCCCTGCCCCCGTGAAGCGCGCCGCCACCCCTTGGCACCTGCTAGACCGCTCGACACCGTGGCTGGCCTGGTGGCAGGAGCTGATCCTCAACTGGGTGTCGTCGTGGAATTCCGTCGGCTGCCTCACCATCACCAGCGCCGACGATCCCGACGAGTGGATGGCCTGGGATCTGCCCACTGACCTGGACCTGAAGCGGATGGAGCTGGAGGAGCTGCTCGAATCTCGGTAGGCCCCAGACAGACTGGGGGTGGGTATCCGGTTCTGAACGTGGCTGATCTGCGCCTGGACATTCAGTCCGACCTGCCCCGCGCTTTGCTCTGGCTGGGCACGATGCGCGGGCAGATGCCGTTCGCGATCAGCCAGGCCCTGAACCGCACTGGGTTCGATGTGCGCAAGGCGCTGGCAGAGGGAACCCGGCAGTATTTCGACGACCCCACCCGGTTCACCGAGACCGCCTTCCTGGTGCAGCGGGGGACCAAACAGGACCCCACGGTCCTGGTGGGGGCCCAGGCCAACAGGCCCTACTTCGGCCCGCAGATACGGGGCGGGCAGCGCTACCCCAAAGGGTTTGAGGGCTATTTCCGGGGGCTGAGTAGGGGCAGGGTCAGAGGGAAGCTGGTGCCTACCCGACTGGCCCTGGACGACAAAGGCAACCCCAAAAAAGCGCTCTTCGCTCAGATCGCCCGTGGCCTCTCAACCACTGACCGCGGGGGATTCTTCATCGGCACACCCAAGGGCGGAGGTAGGCCCGCTGGTGTGTACCGCCGATCACGTGAGCAGCTGTTCCCGTACTTCATTGAGGTGAGCCGCGAGCCGCGCTACCGCCCGCGATTTCCAATGGAGGCCATCGGCCAGACCACGATCAGCCGCGTCGCTGGTCCGTATCTGCGCAGCTCGCTAGAGCGGGCGCTGGCCTCCGCCCGTTGATCTCGCGCTGATGCGCTGAGATCGTTGATTGCTTATTGAGAATCAACAAGACCACTCCAGCCCAGTCAGGACGGTGAGCTTATTGAGAATCTGATGAGAACGACTGCGGCGCAAGGGATCTGCGGGTCCCCCCTGGGGTGACTTGGCATGGGTCGTCTCGTCGCTCGATTCTTATGGTGATACCATTTTCGCAATAAGGTTGCCCAGCCCTGGAAGCTCCGCTCTATATATCCAGAACCGCAACCCCGCGCGTACGCTGGTTGCATGACGGTTGCAACCGACCAACTGCTGAGCGCTGGCAAGGGCTCCGAGCTGATCCGCGCCAAAACCGGCCGTAGCTGCACCAGGCAGAACCTGGAGAAGCTCTGCAAGCAAGGCAAGCTCCCGCGCTCCACTGCCAGCGCCGCTCCGGTGCGCGTGCGGGCCGCCCTGCTGGTGGATGAGTACCTGGCCAACATCGATCAGCGCCAGGCGGTGCGCGACAAGCCCGGCGTGCGCGATGACACCGCCCGCGCCAGCGCGCCACCGCAGCGCCCGCCTGATGAGCCCCTGGCTGATGATGAGCTGCCGCCCTACACCATCAGCCAGCAGCGCAAGGCATTCGAGCAGGCCAACCTGCTGGAGCTGGAGCGCAAGCAGAAGGAAGGCCAGCTGCTGGAGCGCGAGGATGTGGAGCGGGCCTGGGCCAACACCATTGGCCGGGTAAAGTCCCGCATCCTGGCGACCGCCAGCGCAGCCAAGCAGCGAATCCCCCACCTAGACCCGGAAGAGGTGGAGATCCTCAAGGACATGCTCCGCGAGGCCCTCTTCGAGCTGGCGGCGGAGGGCGAGCGATGAGCAGCGCCACAGTGGCCGAACTGGAGGCCAAAATCCTGCGGTGGTTCAAACCATCGCCCAAGCTGCAGCTCAGCGAGTACGCCGATCAGAACGCGGTGCTCACCGGCAGCACGGCGCAGAAACAGAACTGGCGCACCCTGCCGTACCAGCGGGAAATCCTGGACTGCTTCACCGATCCCAAGGTGGAGATGGTGGCTTGCATGAAGTCCGCCCGAGTGGGCTGGACGAAAATGTACGGCGTGGTCATTCAGTACTACAGCCACCACGATCCATGCGAAATCATGGTGGTTCAGCCGGTCAAGGAAGACGCCGAGGGTTACAGCAAGGAAGAGATCAAGCCACTGTTTGACGACACGCCTGTGCTCCAGGGCCTGATGTCGGAGTCGAAGGCCAGGAACACGGCGACCAACACCATCCTGCTGAAGATCCTCACGAATGGCGGCCTGATCGACATTGTGAACGCGGCCAGCGGCCGATCGTTCCGCAGGAAGTCGCGCAAGGTGGTGCTGTTCGATGAGCCCGACGCCTACGAGCGGATCAGCGAGGGCGATCAGATCAAGCTGGGCCGGAACCGGGCGGACTACTACTGGGACCGGAAGATTGCCATTGGCGGCACGCCGATCTTCAAGGCGGAGGTGGGCGGCAAGACCGAGCAGTGGTTCCTGAAGGGTGATCAGCGGCGGTTCTATGTGCCCTGCCCGTTCTGCGGCGATCACCAGACGCTGCGGTGGGAGCAGATGCGAAAGGAGGGCGAAGATGCCGGCAAGTACGAATGCCAGAACTGTCACGAGCTGATCCCCCACAGCAAAAAGCGTTGGATGGTGGAGCGGGGTGAGTGGCGGGCTACGGCCGTCTCCCAAGTGCCGGGACTGGTGAGCTTCCACATCTGGGCGGCCTACAGCTACTCACCGGCAGCCGACTGGGACGTGCTGGTGCGGGAGTACCAGGAGGCGCTGGAGATGATGCGCAAGGGCGACCCCGACCTGATGCAGACCTTCCACAACACCGTGCTGGGCCTGCCCTGGGAAGACACCCTCGCCGGCAAGCTGAACGTGGAGGGGCTGACCAAGCGCCGCGAGGATGCGGAGGCCGGCAACGGCTACCCGGCCGGCACCGTGCCCGGTGGCGTGCTGCTGCTCACCGCCGGCGTGGACGTGCAGGGCGGCGGCGGCGCCGTGGGCGAACGGCTGGTGCTGACCGTCTGGGGATGGGGCCGCGGCGAAGAGGGCTGGCACATTGCCCATTACGAGATCGACGGCGACCCGCAGCAGACCGAGACCCTTGATCAGCTCGATGCGATCAGCGAGACCCGCTGGCGCCGGGAGGATGGCGTAGAGCTGCAGATCGCCCTTGGCGGGATTGACGATGGCGGCCTGGCGACCAAGGAAGTGCGCGACTGGTGCCGCACCCGAGCGGGCAAGTGGGCGCCCATGAAGGGCATTTCAGGCAAGGGTCGGCCGCTGATTGACAAGGGCAAGGCTGTGTTTGTTGACCGGAAGAATCAGGCCTCCACCCGGCGTGATGTTCTGCTGTATCCGGTGGGCTATGACACCAGCATTCAGCACCTGCAGGGCCGGCTGAGACAGGAAACACCTGGGCCTGGCTATCTGCACTTCGGCGAGGCCTCGACTGATCAGTTCCTGGCGGAGGTGTTCCCGTGGAAGAAGCTGCCCAAGCGCCAAGCTGGCCAGACGGTCTACGAATGGAAGTGCCCACCCGGCAGCCGCGACGAGGGCGGCGACTGCACGCGGATGGCCTATGCCGCGCTGCAGCTGGTGTCTAGGAGGTACGCCCGGGGGACGATGTGGGATCGCCTCGCGCAGCAGCTCACCGCCCCTGCCGCCCCTGCCGCCGTCGAGCGCCGCAAGGGAACTTGGCTCGCTCGGTAGCCTGAACCGGGGAGGTGTCCAATGGCATTTACGCAGCAGCAGTACGACGACCTGGTGGCTGCGATTGCCGAGGGCGTTACCACCGTCAGCAGCAACGGCCGGCAGGTTTCGTACCGGAATCTCACCGACATGATGAAACTCAAGGCCACCATGGAGGAGGATCTTGGCATCGCCGGCGCTGGCCGCCGCCGGCACTACGCCAGCTTCAAGAGGGACTGAGCATGGCGCGCAAGCCGACCCGCGATCAGCTGGAGCTGGCGCTCAAGTCCGCGCAGAAAGAGCTGGCCATCACCCATCTGCGGGCGTTTGAGTCGGCAAAGGAATCCAGGCGCACAGAGAACTGGTACACCCGCAACGGCGGACCCAACGCCGACATCCGCACCGCCTGGCGGCTGCTGACGCGGCGGCACCAAGACCTGGTGGACTCCAACCCCTGGGCCAACCGGGCGGTGCGGGTGATCACCAACAACTGGGTGGGGGATGGCATCATCGGCAGCCCGCAGGGTGGCAGCCGGCGGTATGAGCAGGCCTGGAACGACTGGGCGGACACGATCGAGTGCGACTACGCCGGGAAGCTGAACTGGTACGGCCTGCAGTCGCTGATCGCCCGCACCACCGCCGTGCGCGGCAGCTGCCTGATCCGGCGGCGGATGGATGAGCGGCTGGCCGATCAGGGACTAGTGGGCCTGCGGCTGCAGGTGATGGAGCCCGACATGCTGGATTTCAGCCGGGACGACGGCAGCCGGATCAAGTTCGGCCAGCAGTACGACCGCGACGGCCGACTGGAGGGCTACTGGATCCGGCAGACCCACCCGGGCGAGACCGAATGGAACGGGGTGAAGATCCAGAGCGACTTCGTGCCAGCCAGCGAGATCATCCACACCTACGAGGTGAACCGGGCCGGCCAGGCGATCGGCGTGCCATTCGGCTCAGCGGTGCTGCTGCACCTGCGGGATATTGACGACATCACCCAGGCGATGCTGCTGAAAACGAAGATCGCGGCCTGTTTCACGGCGTTCGTGTACAGCAACGAGCCCAGCGACCTGGCCAGCACCACAGCGCTCACTGAAACACTGGAGCCGGGCGCGATCGAGATCCTGCCCGATGGCAAGCAGATCACCTTCGCCAATCCGCCCCAGTCGCCGGATTACGTGAGCCACCAGAAACACCACCTCCACGCAGTGGCAGCGGGCTACGGGATCACATTCGAGGCTCTGACCGGCATCCTGTCGGACGTGAATTTCAGCAGCGCCCGCATGGGGTGGCTGGAGTTTCACCGCAACGTCGCAGCCTGGCGCTGGAACATCACAATCCCGCAGGTGCTCGACCCGGTGCATCGCTGGTTCAACGAGGCCGCCCGCCTGTCTCAGGTGCGCGGCCCGCGCCGGATGATCTGGACCCCGCCGCGCCGGGAGTTGGTGGACCCGGCCAAGGAGATCACGGCGCTGATCGAGGGTGTGAAGGCTGGATTCATGAGCCTGTCCGAAGTGCAGCGCTCCCTTGGGTTCATCCCCGCCGAAGTGATGGCCGAGCTGGAGACCGACATGGCCGACGCCCGCGCCAAAGGCCTGGCGCTGAGCGTGGATGGCATGACAGCCACCCCCGGCCGCACCGCCGCGCCTGCCGAGGATGCAGAACCGGAAGCTCAGGAGTAACTCCGTAGCCTGAGGCATGGACCATCAACAGATCCAACGGATGGCGCTGCTGGCGCCGAACTCGTGGAACGAGGAAACTCGCACCGCGACGATCGTCATCAGCACGGACGCCGACGTTGGCGATGGGTTCCAGCTGCTCCACACCAACGAAGCGATCCGGTGGCCCAAGCGGCCGCTGCCGACGGACTACGACCACAAGCGCAGCTCAGACACGATCTGGGGCGCGGTTACCAATCTGTCGCTGCAGCGGAACAACGAAGGCATCACCGAGCTGATCGGTGAGGTGGTAGTGGACGGCCCCGCCGCTGCGATGGACATCGCTCTGCCGCGGCTGCGGACCGGCTCGGCCCGGTTCTCTGTGGATGCCCGGATCTACCGGCACCGCGAAGACCGCGCCAGGAACCTGCTGATCGGCACCGACTGGGAACCGAATCTGGTTTCTCTGGTGCCGATCGGGCAGGACACGCATGCCGTGATGCGCGGCGACCAACAGCACACGATCAATCCCGCTGATCCCCCGATGACCGAAGACCTCACCAAGGCCGGGGGTGACCCGGCGCCTATCGACGCTCAGCGCAGCGCCGATCCTTCCCCTTCCCCCGCCCCCGTGGCCGCCGCAGACACCGAGCTGCAGCGCACCGCTTCCGAACTCCGCCGCGAAAACGAGATCCTGCGTCTCGGCCGCGATGCTGGCCTGACCGACGCCCAGACCGATGAGCTGGTGCGCTCCGGCAAGACCGTGACCGAGTGCAGCCGTGAGGCCGTGCGCCTGATGCGCCTGCGCCTTGAGGGCGGCGACACCCGCGCCGCTGACGGCCCCGCCCCTCTGGGTCATCCCGCCCAGATCGCCGTCACCCGTGACAGCGGCGACACCCTGATGCGCGGCATCAGCCTGGGCCTGGAAGCCCGCATCCGCCCCGGCACCCTCAAGGGCGACGACGCCGACCTGGGCCGCGAGTTTCGCTCCTACACCCTGCTGGAACTGACCCGCCAGTATCTGGAATCCCGCGGCACCAACACCCGGGGCATGAGCAAGACCGAACTGGTCAGCCGTGGTTTCCACAGCACCAGCGACTTCCCGCTGCTGTTTTCCAACCTGGCCGGCAAGACTCTCGACGCTGCCTATCAGGAGGAGCCCCACACCTGGCGACCGATCGCCCGTCAGCGCAACCTGCCCGACTTCAAAAACGCCAACGATTTGATTGTCGCCGGTGCACTCACCCCTGAGGCATTGCTCGAAGGTGGCGAGTACAAGGCCGGGACTCTGGTTGAGGCTCAGCACACTTGGAAGCTGGCCACCTACGCCCGCAAGGTGACCGTCACCCGCCAGGCGATCATCAACGATGATCTGAGCGCTCTGGAGCGTGTTCCCGAGATGCTCGGCCGCGGATTCCGCCGCCTTGAGAGCAACATCATCTGGGGCCTGATCACCGGCAATGCCGTGACCAGCGTGGACAGCGTGGCGCTGTTCAATGCAGCCCACAACAACATGGGCGGCTCCACCGGCCTGGCGATTACCACCAGCGGGTTCAACACCGCGAAGAAGGCCATGCGCAAGCAGACCGACCTGGCTGGCAACACCATCAACCTCACGCCTTCCTATCTGATGGTGCCCACGGATCTGGAGAGCACCGCTCTGCAGTTCCTGTTCCCGTCCGGTTTCGCACCTTCCGCCCGCACCGGCGACAACGGCCCTGTGG